ATGCGCCGTCGCCGAGCCTCGCTGTTTGGGGGAAACTCACTGATCTGCATTAGGATCGACGCCTGTTCGCGCTTTTCCTTGAGATATGGTAGCAGAACGCGGCACACTTCGATAGCCCCCTTTCCGCAAACATTCCATTGAAATGCAGATCGAATTGCTCCATTCGCTTCGTTCGCCTGATCAATAGATCCGCCGAACATGTGCTGAAGCCACTTCAGAACGTGGGGGTACGTCGTCTTGACGGATACCCGAGGGGTGTTCGACCAACGAAAGCAGCCTTCCCCGTCCAGATACCCTGCCGCGTAGGCGAGATCAATGAGTCTCGGCCCAGTTGCGTCCGATCTTGTATTCGCCGGAGAGTGGGCATCGGAAGTCGAAGCTTCTTCCAGCCTCTTTGATGGCGTTGACCGCAATGTTACCAACCTCATCCGCAATCTCCTTTGCACAGTCGTACTGGATTTCGTCGTGAACGTGGGCGACCTGACGAACCGCGAGTTTACGCCGAGTAAACTCCTGCTCCGCAAGGATCGTTGCCTTCTTCACGAGCAGTGCGCCCGCCGACTGAAGAAGGGTGTTGAGAGCGAGGTGCTTAGACCGGATATGAAGCTTGCGCCCATCCAGCCCGATTAAATATGCACGACGCTGAAGGGTCAGGTCGATCCGCTCCTTCAGCAGCCGGATTGCGGGGAACTTGGCGAAGAACGAGTTCTTCAGGGTCGCTCCGCGCTTCGGCCCGCCGCCGACGATGGAACCGATCTTCGCGTTCCCTGCGCCGTAGACGAGCGCGTAGATGAACGTCTTCGCTTGGTTGCGCGTCTCCAGCCCAGCAGCCTTCTGGTTCTCCGTGTGGACATCGCCCTCGCAGACGAGCTTCGCGTACTGCCCGCCGTCGTACTGCGCCATGAAGTGCGCGAGGCAGCGAAGCTCAAGGCCGGAGGCGTCCACGCCAACGAGCACGTTCCCCGCCGTAGCAGTGAACAGGCTCCGGCACTCCTTGCCGTATGGGCTACCGACACGGGGGCACTGGGCCATGTTCGGATTCGAGTGGGAGCACCGTCCGGTCACCGTGCCGTTCGTGTTGACCCTGCCGTGGATCTTGCCGTTGATCTCCAGCTTGATCCACGCATTGTCCCCGTTAGCGATCTGACCAAGCCGCTTGTCAACGAGCAGATACTCGGACAGCAGCTTCGCCTCCGGGTAGTCCAGCTTGCTGAGGACGACTTCGTCGATCTGCGGGCGTCCGCCGTCCGTGAATTGCTCCGGCTTCCACCCGTACTTTGCGATGAGCGCATCGGAGATGTGAACCCGGCTAGCAGGGTTGAACGGGATGATCTTCTGCTTCGTCTTCAGTTGGATGACCCGAGCAGGGAACATCGACCGAAGCTCCGTCTCAATGTCGAGCTTCCGCGAAGTCAGCGTAGTCATCAGCCCCCGAGCGGCCTCGGTGTTGAAGCTAAAGCCGTTCCGCTCCTGCGCGATGATCGTCCGAGCAAAGTCATGCTCCAGATCGAATGACTGCTGGGAGAAGTTCTCCTTCACGATCGCTTCGTGGAGGTGCTTCGTTACCACAACGTCATTACGGCAATACTCCAGCATCTCCGGCGAGAACTTGCTGAAGTCTCCGTTCTCGCTGAAGTCGCCCTTCAGGATCCCGAGGCGATGACCCCAAGCCTTCAGGCTGTGACTTCCAAAGAGCTTCCTCGGGTAGTTAGCCCGAAGCATGTCCTCGTTGATGATCTCGGGCCAGATCAGCCGGGAGCAGATCAGCGTGTCCAGCGCAGCCTTCGGCTTGAATCCGAAAGCAGCGAGGACAGGCAGATCGAACCGCAGGATGTTGTGACCGACGACGATGTCGGCTTCGGAGAGGATCTTCAGAGCCTTGTCGAGTTCGTACTCACCAAAGCCGATCGGAACGTCCCCGTTGATCGACAGCGCGATGCAGTGGACTTTGTTGAAGTCGCTCAGGAACAGCCAATCTGTTCCCATATTCGTTTCGATATCGAAGTAGACGGTGTGCATGGTTTCCTCCTAGTTGTCAATTCAGCCGCAAAGCCGCCCACGAGATCGGGAACTCGGCTTGGCAGATGTAAGAAATACTGGTAGCTATTTCTTTCGTCTCTCGCTGAGCGTACTCGGTCGTTCGCTGTTCGACAACCCTGTGAAATGCGTACAGCGAACCGCTCCAGACCCACTCCGTCATCATCCCCTGAGGAAGCACAGCACGAGCCATTTCAGCACACGCGCCTTCACTGAGGAGCGTGTTGTAGGTGCGGAGGGCGAGGGCGACCGCATACCGATAATCCTGAACAACCCGATCGTTCTCCACGAACGCTTCGGAGCTTCCTTGCTTGACGTTGTCTGCGGACTTTCGGAAGGCATCCGGGATCCAGACCTCAGGCTCGACGCTGACGTAGCGACGGCTGACCTCGTTCCACGACAGCCCAACCTGATGCTTCGCAAGCTGGCGGGCGACAAAGATCGGTGCTTTGATGCGAAAGGAGAGGAAGACATGGGAGAAGGGTGACCAGTGGCCGTGTCGGGCCAGATAGTAGATGAGTCGGGCATTCTTCTCGTCCGTGTAATTGGACGCGATGTTTGCAAAGGAGACGCGGGCGGCATTGACGACCGAGTGGTCGTTGCCCATCTTTTCGATTAGTTCGACGTTCACAGGCCACACTCCTTATCTAGGTCTGCAAGCAAGTCCAACGCACCGTTGCCCCTGAACTTCTCGTCGTAGAGCCGCTCAAGTTCCCGCCTCGCCTCATCACGCTCGGCAATAAGCCCAAGCACCACGCCTTCAAGGCGAACGATCTCGTCAGCGGCCTCGTCCATCAGACATGGAGCAAGGCACTCGCGGTTAGTGCGAAGCCTGTTGACGATGTCGGAGAATTGCGGATTAGATTTCATCGCCGATCTCCGCGCTCCATCCGCCCATCGCACGATGAATCTTGACGAGCCGCATCATCATCTCCGGATCAAGCGGAATGGACATGACCATGTTGTCCTTGCCCGGACTGCGGATACCAGAGTCTTCCTTCGTTCGGAACACGAGCATGGAGATGTGCTGCTCGTCCAGTTCGATCTCGAAGTACAGCTTGCCCTTCTGAACGAACTCTTCCGTGATCTCGCACATTCCCATCGGCACGTTGTACGAAACCCAATCTTCGCTTACGTCGTGACTAGCCATTGAGCATTTCCTCGCAAGTAAGGATGTCTCCCCTGTAGAGGAGCATCGGTGTTTCTTCCCCGACATACGCGCCGAGGATGTTGTGATCGATCCATTCTACCGCTTCTTCGTCCGTCATGCCAGAGGACATGAAGTGTTCCACGAGCTTGTCGAAGTCGTAGCACACGACGCTCGGCATTCCGCAACGAGAGACGACACCAACGATCGCGGAGTCGCAGCCCGTCCAAGTGATCACGACTCGACCTCCACTTCGATGCTGATGTCTGGCATGTCAGGCATCGCGATCTCGAACATGCGTCCGGTCGTGCGGTCGTACTCCAGATTCGAGCACAGACCGTTGTCGCCGCACCAGCGGTTCTTCAGGACGCGGACTGAGGTGATGTTCGCGTTCTGCTGATCCTGCTGATTGCGCTCCAGACCGATGCAGCAATCGGACAGCTGCGCGATCGCATGGGAGCCGCGAAGCTGGCTGAGGCTCGTCTGAGCCCCCTCCTCGTGCCCCTGTCCGGAAGGACGCTTCAGGTGCGACACGACGAACATCGCAACGCCCGTCTCCTCGACGAGCGACCGAAGCTTCGTCATCGCGTTGTCGATGATCCTGCGCTCGTCCCCGTCATCAAGCCCGGACACGACGATGCTGAGGTGATCCAAGAAGATGTGGGTGCAGCCCATGCCCTTCGCCATATACCGGATCTGCGACACGAGGTTGTCGGAATCGCAGGATCCCCAGTGGTCGTACAGAACGATCTGCTTCGTGCCGAGCGTAGCCTCGAACGCCTCCTTCTTCTGCTCCGTAGTGACGCCGCGCTCCTTCCAGTGGAAGCGAGGGATGTTCATGTGTAGAGCCATGATGTTCTCGCCAGTGCGCCGGATGTTCTCTTCGAGCGCGATGTAGCCGATCTTCGCGCCCTGACCCATGAGCCAGTACGCGAGTTCGCGGCAGAACGAGCTCTTGCCGATGCCGGAGCCGGAGGTGATCGTCACGAGTTCGCCGGAGCGAATGCCCATGAGCTTGTCGTTGAGCCCTGACCACGGGTACATGATCGTCGGCACTTCCTCTTCCGAGGAGATCAGCGGCCACAGTTCCTCGCCGGGAACGACGCCATCCGGGCGGAACACCTTCGCCGACCAGATCGCATCGACGACTTCCTTGCCCTTGCCAGCGACGAAGCACTCGTTCGGATCCTTGCCCGGAAGCCCGGTGACGATCTTCGCTTTACCCGGAGTAAACAGCAGCGCACACTCCTGCGCCGCCTTCTGCCCCGGCTCGTCGTTGTCGAAGCACAGGACGATCGTCTCGAACTTCTCAAGCCAATCTAGGCTCTTCGCGAGGTGCTTCGCCGCGCTCTGCGCCCCGTGCGGGATCGACACGACGGGCCACTTGTTCTGGAAAAGCTGCGACACGGTGAGCGCGTCGATCTCGCCCTCCGTGATCGTGACCATCTTGCCGCCGTCGCGCCACAGGTGCTGACCGTACAGCCCGATCTTGTCGCTTTCGCCGAGGATGACGAAGCTCTTGTTCGGCATCCGGAGCTTCTGAGCAACGACAGATCCTGACTCGTCGCAGTAGTTCGCGACCTGAACCGGGATGCCGTTGTACTTGCCGACGCCGTATCGCCACTTGCGGCAAGTGTCTTCGTTGATATCGCGCTTCGACAGCGCGGTGATCTCGTACTCAATGAGTGCCTTCACTTTGGTTTCCTTCTTTTCGGGTTGTACTTCGCCGTCCCCTGCCTCGTAGTGCTTGCATCCGAAGCACCACGCATGTCCGTCATCGAACCTTGAGAGGTTGTCCTTTGAGCCGCACTTTGGGCACGGCTCGTGCCTGACGAATTTGCT